ATTCTGTCAAGTGTTTTAAATTCTTCAGTATTATTTTTTGCTAGAAAGTTCCATGCTGTTGTAGCATAATTTCTATATGTAAATGTAACACTTGTTTTGACAATTTCATTTGAAGTACCATAACTTAATGGTGTAGCAGCAATTGATTTAGGCCACACTTCATACATTTGTACTTGATATGATGAAAAACCTGATTGATCACCTAAACTTTTTCTTAACTCTTGCCTATCTCTGCCTGGATCACCTGATGGTTCAAAGTTTGCCAATGCAGCTGTAAATGTTTTTGTTAATGGTGTAATTGTAATCATACATGGTGTGGCATAGTCATCATAATATCCTACGTTATGACTAATAGGATCAATTATAGAGTTTTGCCATGCTTCAAAGAATAATCTTTCTTCATAATTAACACTAGTATAAAATTCTAATGTTACATCACCATATTGTACATTTTTTGCCATTGCTCTTTTAGGTCCATAATACTGTTCATTGACATCATCAGTTATTGTTTTATCAGGTATACTAACATTTGAGCAGAATAAATCCATTCTTAATTGTAAATTTGTTTTAATGGCATCAGATAGTTTAGCACTTTTATGTAATCGAGCAACTTGATCTAATGATTGAGGGTCATTATAAATGCCAACATTTCCTAATGCACTGCCTTTAGGGCCATCTACTGTAACCAAAAACTGTGTTGGTCTAGCAAATCCACCTGCCTGTGTTATACCTGATCTAAATCTATTAAATACAGAGTCTCTATACGTTGTTTTGTTATTATAATCAAAACGTTTGTTTGTATCATTAACACTAAACTGTGATTTTGATGGTGGTATACCTAAACGTATATCTAAATCACCTATCTTTTTACCGACACTAATTAACGACATTAAATAAATCTCCTACTGTCTGAATAAACTTGTGCTTCACTTGCCTTTTTAAATCTTTGCACTGGCAAGTATATCGCTGTTGCAGCTTCATCTGCATTTATTCTTAAAAATCCTGTTTGTACATATGAATACAAATACTTTTTAATTGTTGGTTTTACAATTTTAATTCTTTTTACATCATCATAAGTTACATCAAATTTTGTTTTACTATCAAATCGTTGATCTGTAGCAGTTGCCTGCATACGCTCTAATAGTCTAAATCTCAACAACGGTGGTAGATAGTGAAAGTTCATACCCATAAACCCACCTGATATTGGTTCTAATGGCAACACTAAAGGAAATATATCATAGTACGGTAAAGTCTTTCTAAATTTAGGATTATACCCAAATAAGTTCAATCGTCCTACACTAGGTCTACCGTTAAGTTTACCTTGTCTGAATAATTGACCTGCTGTAGTACCACTAGCAATCTTATTTACTTGTGTTCTATACCATGTAGCCGATTTATCTGTATCGCCTGCCTTTTGTTTGATTGTATCAAATACGCTTGCCATACTACTATTTATGACAATTTTAGAAGAATTTAACGTGCTTTTCAGTTATAATCTTAAATATAATATTTCGTTTTTTGCACCAAGCAAATGCAGCATTCCATTTACATTTGTTTACTTCATACGTGTAAAGTGCTTTTTTATATGTACTTGTTGCTCTAGAGCCTTCTTTTAATACAGGTTTTCTAGTTTGTGTGTGTGGTTTTATTTCTATTAGATATTTTTCAAAACTTTTATTTGGTAATTGTTTTACTATTATAAAATCTGGATAATATGTTTTTCTTTTGTCAAAAACTATATAAGGTATTTTTATTTCTTCACTACCCCATTTTACTATTGTTTTTTCTCTATCACAATATTTCATAAAGGCTAATTCCCAACTCGATCTGAAAAACACATTGTTTACATCTCCAATATATTTTTGCCTATTTAAAGGTCTAAAACGACCGTTATAAGCTTGTCTTCTTGGTTCTATTTTTGGAAATCTTTTAAATGTTTTTCTTTTTTCTAACATTTGTTCTTTTAAGTTTTTCTATCTGTTCAACTGTGATTAAACCATCACCCTCATTGTTGTGTCTAAAATATGGCATACCACCTAATAGTTTTATTCTTTCTTCGGTAGATATTATATCAGAATTATTATTTTTTGATTTATAATAATATAAATTATTATCAATTGACTTAAACCATTTTTTTATAAAATTATAATAATCCTGATTTCTTTTTATAACTTGTTTTTCAATTGTATTATTTTCTAACACACCAGAATTTATAATAATACATATTTGTAATTTATGTCTTTCATCTTTAGATAACTTTTTAGCATACTGTTTATATTTTTCACCAATGTCAGATAAAGCCTTTGTTACAATAGAAGCTGACACATTTATATATTTTATATATGTTGTATTAACATAACCTTGTGTTTTCATCCAACGAAGCCTATTTGCTTCTTTTGACCAATTTCTAGGAATGATATTGTTAGATTTCTTTTTAGACTTTAGTCTATCTAAAAAAATGTTTTTTGCTCTTTCATATTCTGATGGTTTAAAGTAATAGTTGCCTATCATAAATTTTAATTTTTCATCTGCACTATCTTGTAAAACATTATATCCTTCGTTAGTGTCTAAATCACCATTCATTTTACCTATTTGATAAAGTTCATATAGTGAATTTGCATAGTCTTCAGCTGTACTCGGACAACCTTTATCTTCTTGTGGATTTGTCATCTGACCAAGTAATATAAAAGCTTCTTTAGCATCAACTTCTTTCATTTGTGAAAAATCATATAGATCACATATTATATCTTTTACGTCATTTTTTTTAACTGCATATATTCTTCCATTACCCGTTGCTACGTGTAGATAACCATCGGGCATTTCAGCAAAAACTGGAGGTAATAAATTTAATTTAAATCCTTGGTTTGATATTTTTTCTCTTAATAATTCTGCTTCAGGATTATCACCAACTATTCTGTGTTTTTGAGTTGTATATCCATCTTTATCTTCGGTTACAATATCATCACCATTACCTTTTATTTTTAAAACTTTTCTACCTAAAAATTTACCTCCAAGTTTTAATCTTCTTTTATATTCGTGAGCATAGGGTCCATGATCAAATGGGCACAACTCTAATGATTTTTTAATGAAAGGTTTAAATGATTTGTGAACAGATAAATCAATAGCAATATCTTTATCAACATTACGTCCAATATTATTGTTTAATTCTTCTTCAATCGTTTGTAATGATTTTGATGTTTCTAATACCATGGTAATATTATTCTTTTATTGAGTGGGTAGCCCGAAGGCTACCCAATTGAGAAAGTGAGAGAGATAGATTATGAATCGTCCTCAGCAAGTTTACTAAAGTACGATAGGTCATCGCTATCGTTGGACGATTCAACTTCCTCTACTGAATTGTTAGAAGACGTTGGTATGTCATTACTGACAGGTGGGAGGTCAATATCTTCTACAGATTCAGTACTTCTTTGTCCAGTAAGTGTCTTATTCAGTTTCTCTTTGAGTTCATCATAAGATTTAAAATTACTAGGGTCAATGAAGGGTTTTAGAGCATGTTGAGATTTCCATATTTTGTCAATCTCCTCATCAGTAGGTTTTACTCTACTTGGTTGCTCAAATTCAGATTTATCATAATTCCAATAACCATCAACTTTTCTGATTTTTAGTTTAAAGTTTGCACCTTCCCAAAAATCAAATGGGTTAACAGCCTTTTCATCTTCAAACGCTGGGTTCATTGCTTCTGTAATCTTATCAAATATCTTTTTACCAAATTTGAATAAGAAAACTTTACCTTCGTTTTCAGGATGTTTTGGATCAGATACTACTAGAATATTTGAATAGTAAGATAACTTTCTTTTTCTTTTTCTAGCAATTTCTTTATCGGCTTCTATGCCAGTATTCCATAGTCTAGTGTTTTCTTCACTAACAGGATCTTTTTTGTTTAAAGTTGTTAATGAGTTTTCAATATACCATTGACCACCTGGTCCTTGAAACGCATGATTCCAGACTCTTTGCCATGGCATATCTTCACCTTCAACTGCTGGTAAAAATCTTAGCACGGCATAACCATTACCTGATTTATCAAGTTCAGGTTTCCATAACCTATCGTCTTGGTATTTGTTTTTCTTTTCTGGTTGTTCGATTGTGTTTTCTAACTGTTTAGTTAGTGTGTCAAAGTTTGACTTTGACTTCTTTAGGGCTTCTAATGCACTTGACATTGTATGTATCTCCTTGTATATATTGTTGTACGTATTTGTATTAATGTAAGTATAGTATTATTTATGCTTCTTTTTCTTATCATTAATAACTTCTTTCACCTTTTCTGTAAAGGTAAAAAATCTGTTTAAAATTTTATATAATATTTCATCAAACATATGTCTATTATATCACTTTGCACTCAATCTGTCAAGCAGCTGTGCTTGATCAATATATTCTAAATTGATGTCCTCTTGTGCTGTAAATACGTCTATTTTTCTGTTTGTAGGGCTATCGTTTAATTCTTTGTTTACTTTAAAAAACTTAATTTTAGGATTTAACTCCATTAGTCTTTTCCATTGTAGTTCCCAATTACCTGATGGTGTTGGTTCAAATTCTGAAGCAACATAGTTCTTTGTGCTTTTGTACAGATTGTTAACTGTGTTTGTATCAGATACTAGATCATGGCCTATCATATAAATCTCATCTGGTTTTTCTAATTTTGTAGCAATATAACCTGTTGTAGGACCACACGCCCAACCATCATCAACACCATCTGGTTCACACTCTCTTATGTCATAAGATTTATCAGGTTGTTTTATCCATGAAACATAAACGTGGGAATTGTGTATATGTTTTTTTACTCGTTCTCTATCGCCGCCTTCTTCTTTTGCCTTTTTTAATATTGTAATAGCACCTTCAATTGTAGAACCGTGTGTAACAAATTCTTGTGAGTCACCTTGTTCGTTTGCCTTTATCAAATCAAACTCTTTCATATCTTTTAAATCTTGTATTGAAGCCATACCCTCAACAATACTTTGATATAACATTGCAGGAACTTTAGTCCATGCTCTAAAATAGCATGGTATTTTTTGTGCAATACCAGAGTGATATACTTCGTGTATCATACCACCATCAACCGAAGTTAAAACATCTATCAGTTCAGGATAATCTCTATAGATGGCATTACAACCATATAACTTACCATGCGGCTTTAAAAGATTTAAATCAAAATCTTTTCTACTTTCACCGTTGCCAATTAAAAATACTCTATTCATCTTCGTTTCTTTATATGTTGGTAATCTATGTATTGTGAACACCATTCATAAAAACTATCATTATTGGCAGGCCAACAATGAGCAAACACTTTATCTTTTCTGTGTTGTCTATATTCTTCTCT